TACTATCTATAATGGTTTATTCAAGTTCTTCGTTTAATTGGACTTGTTCTCTTGTATCAATGGTCTGTGGTTGGTCAAAATTGACCTCATTTAGTGATACTTTTTGATCTTGAGGCTGTTCTTTTGGTAATGACCAATAATCTGATGTCAAACTTGTGGTTCCCCACACTTCTTTCATGTAACTAATATCCCTATCGACTGGTGAATTACCCATTTTCCTCCTCTTTTTCGTTATTTATTCTTTCTTTAGCAGTTTTCCAGAAATATTCGTCTTCTCTACCCATTCCAAGACGCTCAAATCCATTTTCGACTTGGTAATATTGAGTCGAAACCTTAAAATCAGGCATTTTTGGTTCGACCGGAGTCAAACTATTGTCGTAAATACGCAATCTATTGTTTGGATACAGTGCATATTGACCATTTTCCAACTCAATTAGGTTGTGTGACTTGTGTTCGGCAGGATTTTCACTCGTTGCCCAGTCAACATAGTCTGGATCATGATGATAATTATCGATTGTGCAGACATAAGTGCCCTTTACATTACCATAATCTCTTGTGTAACACTCAAAATCCATCGAACCGATAAACTTCTTGTCCACTGAGACGACCCCATAGTCCATACAATTCCAGAATTGGAGGTTTGGTAGGTTCATATCAGGTGAAGGGGTCTCAGGGTCTGCTACAAAGGCACTGATAGGCAGTTTATCGTACATTGCGGCATACTCTGGTAAGTATGTCTCAAAATAAAAAGCACGCCCAGGTATCGATTTAACCGACACCCAGACGCCTTTGACAAATTCACCATGACCAGACTGATGGTCTGTGAGATATTCTTTTCGTACCCATACTTCCATTGAGGGAAGATTCGCAATCAAGCACGCCATACAAAAGTTAACAGAACTAACTTATCTAGTCAGATCTTACCTTGACCGCGATAACGCTTCCGTGCCTTATTACGAGAAGACGCAGCATACTTGGTGTGCTGTCCCGAACCTTGACGAGTCTTCTTGGGGGTAGACTCGATCATTGCTGAACCCAACAGAGACTTTTTAATCTTTGCCATAATTACAATTTTCGCGATTTTTTTAGAACGGTTTTTAACGGGCGGTTATAACCCCACCCAGTATAGCATAACATTAGAACATATCCTACCACTCAGATCACGCGCATTTTTTCATGACCCACACGGATTACAGGATCACACCAGATCTCATAACCCTTCTCAATTGCATCGAGACAGAAACTCACATCCTCTCCACACATATCTTGGACCTCTCCTGACTCGAACGTCTGCATCTTCGGAGCAAACCAAGGATAAGGAAGACTCTCAAAGACTCCCTTCTTAATCAGAACCCATCCAAAACCAGTGTAGTCAACCGTGAATGGTTTCTTACGCTTGCTCATCGATTCGAGAGTTTCATGATTCATCACGCCACCATTATTACGGAAGTCTCCTTCCTCCAACCAGTGTGCGACAGAAGTCGTGCGACCATCTTCAGTACAATACCAACCAGCGGCAATATCCTTATCCATTGCAACAAGACGGTAGAACTTCTCCGTATCAAAGACGATATCGCTATCAATCCACAGTTGATAGTCGTAATGAAGTTTGCCATCCCATGGTTTCTGAGAAGGACCACGCAATACATTCGCACCAAGACACTTACATCGTGCAAAGTTTACCATCGAGGAATAATCCTGACTGATCTGAATACTTGCACCTGCTTGTACTAGATCAAAACAGAGTTGTACAAAACTCTTCAGAAATGTATATGAACATCCTCTTCCAGGAAGACAGAAGACTACTGCCTTACCCTTTACCATTTCTTTTGCTGCATCAATATTAAACTCCTCTGTCTTCTTCTTTGCAGGAGTTGCTGCAGTCTTTACTGTAAATCCTTTAGCCATGAAAATGAATTAGGTAACGATACTATTATAACACAGCAAACCAATCAATGCAATTGCTCTGTTGTCAGTATTTATTCTAGCAGATCATCTTCGATTTTCTCTAACAAGTATGTCAGATCTTCCTTTGTACCAAAATCTCTGATTAATCTATCGTCGTTCTCTAAGCGATATTCAAGTGATTCTATGATTAGTTCTCTCTCATAGGTATCGATTGACAGTTTCATAGCAGCACTTTGCCCACTGTCAGTATATATCATTTCCAGTTTCCAATCACCGTACTTATGCTCATCTTCCCATGTAGATAACCCAGCAGAATCACTCCGAGTGTTCCGATAAACATCACAATAAGACTCAGTGCCAACTCCAAAGGGGGTTTCAGTGGATTTTTACTGGGGGAAATTTTTTCTTGCTCAGGGGTTTCAGAGGTCATTTTTACTGGCAGAATTTTTTTTATGGGTTATATCTCTCTCGCTCTTTTGGTCCGTTGTAGGTTAGGGTAGTTAAGCGTTTTTAAACCGCTAAGGGGCGAACGGGCATAAAAACCCGCACCAACATAACTGCTGTTTTGTGATACTATAAGTCTATCAAATAACTGCCAATTTGTCAAACTTAGTGTTCTCGAAGTTAGCAACACTAAACACCTTACGATTCACGAACTTGTATACCTTACCCTCATAAGAGTAGACATAACCCTCAGCACTGATTCTTTGCTGCCCGATGTATGCTTCAGGACCGTTCAGAACTCTACACTGTGCGAGGCATTCTTCCTTGACATACTGTACCAAACCGTACAGGTGCATGAGTGATACATTGCCGTTAAAATCCTCAACACGCAATGCATTACCGGTACGCAGCGCAGTGTTAACGTTCTTACGAATCTGTGCTGCTTCCTTATCACTTACGAACTGCACGGTAGGCAACAACGAAAGGATGGCAGTCATCGCCGGAGGTAACTCAAACTCAGTGCCGAGTTCGTTATAAGAACCGCTCCAAATATACGCACGAGGTGTCACAAACCGGCAGTAAAAGTTGTTGGTGATTGTGAACTTCATCGGGTGTGCGATTGCGTCCCTTAAGTTATCACTACTGGTCGTGTAGTAAGTATGAGGAGCGATGATAATTTCTTCGGTTACGACATCATCGAATTTATAAGTTATCGTGTTTGGTGTATACTCACTGTAACCGCCGAAACCAATAAAATCACCCTGATAAATGCCACCCTTAGGATCAGGCAAATAGTCGAAACATTTGTGGAGAATGTTAGCAACCTCACCAGTGTGGTTAGCATCAATATCCTGGTGAGATTCGTTGATTTTGATCTTTACTTTATTGAAGACACTTTTGGTCCCCACGAAGAACTTTCCACTAGCAGGATTCACGCCCCAAACAATAGCTGGCGCACCGTCAATCTTTACACTTAGCACGCCACGGTTCTTGATAGCATCCAGGAAACTTAGGTCACCTGTGAGGATAGAATCTTCGGGGTGTTCGATGTGAAGAATTGGGGTCATAGTGTAGTGAGAAAAGTAATAAAAAAGAGGGGGAAAATTACCCCTCAGGCGAATACATAACCGGACACGAAGTCTTCGGTCTTGTAGACATTTTGTCCGTTGATACATCCGACGAACTTACGAACATACCAGAGAAAATCTTTCTGGAATACGCCTTCGCCAGCAATACAGAATTCCTCGCAAAGTACATTCAGACGAGATTTTGTGGTTTTAGACTGCCAACCGCCGTCGAAGATTGTCACGGTGTTGTTGTCAATCTGGGCGATAAGATTGCCGTGCAGATAAACATTGGAAAGATCCAAATTTGTGACAACCTGGGTGTTTCCAGAACTCCAGTTTTTGTTGCCTTTGATAGCATCAATCATCTGTTGTTCGATCTTACGCATGGGAAAAAAGTTTAGGACGTTTGTGAAGTGAAATCCCCTCCACCCTTATAAGATACACGATTTTGGGGCGTTGTGCCATAACCTTGTGACACTTATTGGATTGGCATAAGGGTTTGTGATATTTTGTGCGGGTTTCTAAGTATTACTTGACTTCCTCATAGTGCGCGTGCTAAGACCACAAGACCTCGACACATTTCCAGACTCATTAACACTCAAGAAACACCACTAAGTAACCCCCAAGACACCCCAGATATACTCAGGGGTTACTCTTACTATAAAAAACGAAAGTATATTTATAAACACATTAAAAAACGTTTTTTATACGTTTTAGGGGTAATTTATAAGCATATGTACTTAATCTTCGAGCAGATGTGGGTAATACTCTTCGACCTCTTCTTTCACCTCATCGTAACTATAATTGGCATAAGATTCAGTCATGTAATCATGAAGAACAGCAAGGCAATCTTTGAGGTCCATACCATCAATTACTTCCTGAATGTATGCGTTGATGAGTGAATCTTTGTCCATGGTAAGTTGCATGATTGATTGTGAGTTAAAGTGAAACAGTTAGTGTTAATAATCTTAGAACTTATCAGGGTCGAACCATACAACCTCACCCTCTAGGATCTTATCAATCAAGTCAAGAATTTCATTTCCATTGTTAGCATAAGTGTGCAGAAAGGAAGTGTAAAACTGGAGTTCAGACATTGTAAAAGAAAGTGTTAGTTAAGGATGAATGAGTTGTTATTAGTTTGTAGGAAAGTTCTTACATACAGCATCACATAGAACACGGATTAGATCTTCCATGTTATCTTCGCTGATGTTATTGTTGCTGGCAAACTCATCAACAATTCCATCAATATCCCACATGAGTTGTTCACGTTGTTTGAGAGTTTCGAGTCGGTCCATTGTTAATTAAGAATGAATGAGTTAGTGTCAGCGAAGAGGTTGCAATCTTACGACTTCAGGTTCACTATCATCAACCTTAATTGTTGTAATGTGGAAGTAAGGATTAAGTG